GTTCTTTCTGCGGTGTGCGTTCCGAGCGAACGCCATGCTGAAAGGACTTGATCGTTTTGTGCCGCCAGTGGCCTTTGATATGGAGGTGTCCCTGAGTGTTTATGGAGATGATAATACCAGTGCGTTTACGACAGACGTGCAGGAGTTTTATAATTTCAAGACAGTTCAGGCATACTTCCGTGAGCATGGGATCGGGTTTACCGCGTCGTCCAAGAAGGAAGAGGACGAGGTGGAGCACGTTTCCATTGATGAGGTGGACTTCCTCTCGAGGAAGACAAGGATTGACCGCTCGAACGAGTTGGGCGTGACCTACTTGTCTTATCCTTATAAGGAAGACTATCGGTCCCTGGCGTGGAGGTCGGGGAAGTTGGATGAATCGATGGCGTTGTCACAGAACGCTATCGGTATTTTGTACCGGTCTGTTGGTTTGGGAAGTGAGGGGTTTGCGAAGGAGAGACACAAGATATACTCCGCCCTGCATGACGTTGGTATAGATCCGGTATTACCGGATTGGGACGCGGTGTCGAGAAATTTTTCGACTCGCGAGTTCAACTATACCTTTGATGATGCAAGGTGGACCATATTTGATGAGATTAATTCTCTCAAGGATTACAAGCTAGTTTGTTATCCTTGGTCTGTTCCTGATCGGCTCCCCACGACCCCGGCATGGTTGTTGGGACAGAGGGATGAGTTCAAGGTCGAGGCGGATTCCTTGACCAATGAGACTCCGGTGGCGGCGTCAACCCCGTCGGAGCCTCTGGCACCAGTGCACTTGCAGCCAGTCCCAATTACTATGCAGGTCTCAACAGTGGAGGATATGTGCAAGCGGTTGCAGCCCTTGCACAACTTCACGTCGATTTCGTCACGTGAAGGGATTCTCCAGATTGAGGCTTTGCTGACGTCTGATGGACTGGCTGGCAATTTTACTGCGGGCCTTTTGAACTACTATGGTAGTGTGTTCCGCTTCTGGCGTGGGCCCCTAAACCTCATGGTTTATGGGGGAACGAGTGGAGCGGACACTACCATAACAACATTACCGATTATGGATCCAACCATCGCGCAGCCTTTGATAGATGCGCAGTTGGTGCCTGGTGTGGCATCAAGGTGGAATGGAACTATGCCGATTGCCATTGGTCAACCCGATGTCATACCGACATTTGTGCAGGTCCCGGGTCAACACCTAGGGCCTAATCAGTTCTTTTTTGTTCCCATTGACAGGGCAGAGGTCATTGCGGATTTGGATCCAGATCGATGGGGGGGATCCTGGTGGATTGCCCCAGTTGGTGTGAATACGAGGCTTTATGTCTCGGTGGGGGATGGCTTTCGGTTTTGCTATCCTTATCGGATCCCGGCACGGGTCGCGATATTTCCAGCGGAGGACTCTTTTGTGAAGGAAGGAGCTGTTGGGGCCAAACTTTCGGGTGGCGTGAAAGCAGTCACTGGCGTTTATAATAACGTCAAGGCTGTTGCAGATCGTGCGATAGATGTCGCAGGCAAAGCGGCAGATACGCTCGTGAATTACGACACTCCAAATGATGGCTCCAACAGCAAACCCGTGGAACCCAGGCAAGGCATTAACATGGCAAATATGGATGGAATTCGCTATGCACAAGTGCTTGGCCCGATGACGGGAGAGGGGCCAGAGCCTTTCCCGCCAACGGACACGAAGAAGCCGGAAACTCGGTTGCATATTCTAGCAATGATGCCGTGCCATTTCCAATCAATTCAGGTTTCGACATCTGATGTACCAGGAACGGTGATTGGGCGTGTTCCGATAACGGCTTGTCCGGAGTTATTCAGACGGACGAGTGCGTTGTTTTTCACGCCCACAATGCTAGAACATGTTGCCACGGGTTTCACTTTCTGGAGGGGTAGTATTGAGATTACCATCCAGTTTGTGGGGCCCCCTCTAGCCAACATGAGAGTTGGGTTGGCAACGAGGTTTGGGAGTTTTGGGGGTACGGTGACTATCCCTGAATTTTCAGAGCAGTACGGGAAGATCTTCAATTATGGTGAGGAGGACACGGTTAAGGTGACAGTACCTTACGTATCACCGCAGCATTGGATGCGAGTGCCTGTGCCGGACGCCTTGGGCGCCGCCAGACTCGATCCCGAACGGTATGCGTTGGGGGAGTTATTGATTCTATTGATTACTCCATACCAAGTCAACGAGACTATGGCCACTTCACTAGACATGAATATTTTCATTGCTGGTGGCGAGGATATTGAATTCAAG